GGAACTGTCAAGCTTCAGCATCTAGAAATAGATTCCAAGGAGTACCGCGAAGCCGTAGAGCTGTTGTCAACACTGCAAAAGATCAGGCAAGAAGAAAAGCCTAATATGCCCAGTTCTGACACCATGCTCACGATTGGCGCGAACCTGCTTGGGATTATTCTGATCCTGAGGCACGAACATCTGAACGTGATCACGTCGAAGGCCGTGAGCTTCGTTCCGAAACTGAAGTAACCCCCGAAAGAGTCAAAGAATAGGGAGCGCCGAAAAAGCGCTCTCTATTTTTTTTTCGAAGTCAAAAAAATCCCGGGGGGAGATTTTGGTAGAAAGCTTAGCTATTGTATCGCGTATATCTTTCGCAGAAAAAACATCTCCTATAATGAGACCAACCTACTAAGGAGTTATTATGGACAAGTTCCTCGAGAACCTCAAGCGTCAAGCCGAAGAGAATCCCATCATGGCCCTGGCCGTCGGAGCTGCTGTAGTTACCGCTGCAAGCAAATTCATCGACGCGTCAGGTTCAGTTGCGAGCAAACGCGCTTACGCCAAGAAGTTCGGGAGCACCCCGAAGAACTAACAAGTACAAGTTTCAAGCTGAGACCGCTACACGCGGTTTCAGTTTTTCGCAGAGAAAACATCTCCTATAATGAGACCCTACTATAAAGGAGAGTTATGTTCTTTAAAATCAAGAAGGATGGACCGCCTGTTTTTGTAGAAGTTTACGGAGATGGCCGAGCCTATGCTAAGACTCCCAGTCCTTGTTCCGCCCGCGAGATCGCTTTATTCAAGCTATTCGAGAAGGGCGTAAAGGACGGAGAGATCCGAAACATAGAGCCCGGTTGTTATCACTGGAACTTCACCAAATGCACCCGGTTCACCTGTGAAGCAGAACTAACCCCAATTACGGGGTAGCCAAAGATTGAGCCCGCAAGGGCTCTTTCTTTTTTTTCGGGGTCGCAGAGAAAACATATTCTATAATGAGAGAGAAGACAGTATTCACCATCCGGTGAGATACACATTCGGTTCGTGACCGATACTTCGCTCTCATCTTTTTTCATTTTTCTAAAGGAGCCCGATGTTCGGAAACAGGTCGTTCAACGTCAAGGTTGTGAAGGACGAGGAACAGCCGGATAAACCGGTAATTACGCTAGTTGATTTTGCCGCGGAATCCGAAGCAATTGCAAGAACTGTTGTAACTGCATACGTCCTGTGTAAGAGTTTCAAGACCGTCTGCAGTATAGTCGAACACGTCGTCGTAACCAAGGTAAAGGTGAATTAATTATGGAAAGGATTGTCTACGTCGTGGAACGTAAACCGTATGGCTGTTTGAGCTTCATAGGTGATTGCCTAATGACCATCCTAACCGCTGGGCTCTGGCTGATCTGGGTATTCGTGAGGGAGATGCGTAAGCGTGGTTAACGATCTGTTTAAGAAGGCGCAGGATCTGGTCGAGGAAAATGCCTCTGTCATTCTGACAGCAGTCGGCGTGGTGGGGACGGTGTCTACTGCTGTGCTGACTGGTCGAGCGGCATTTAAGGCTGCTGAGATTCTCGAGGAGAGAAAGTATTCTCCCTGGGTACGTGCGGTGGATAACCCCAACGCTGTCGAGGATGATCCACACACCCACGTGATCACGATCGAGGAAGAGTGGGAAGATGTTTCCACTCTGGATAAGGCCAAGATGGTCTGGATTCAGTTCATTCCTCCCGTAGGAGCGGGCGCACTCACGATCGCCAGTATCATCATGGCAAATCGTGTCTCATCGAATAAGGCTGCTGCACTGGCAGCGGCTTATGGGCTGAAGGACAAGGCGTTGCAGGAGTATAAGGACAAGGTTGCCGAGAAGTTTGGCAACAAGAAGGAAACCGAGGTGCGTGATGAGATTGCACAGGATCGGGTAAACCAGAATCCGCCGCAGAACATCATCATCACAGGCACCGGTGACGTGCTGTGTTATGACGCACTCTCGGATCGATATTTCGAGAGCACGATCGAGAAGATCCGACAGGCAGAGAACGCCGTCAACTTCGAGATCGCCAATCACGATGAGGTGTCGCTGGGCCGGTTCTACGAAGAGATCGGCTTGAAGGTGACACCATATTCTGACACAGTCGGTTGGAATATCGACAAGCGTTGCGAGGTTCAGTTCTCGACCGTGATGACGGATGATGGTCGTCCATGCATCTCGATCGACTTCGCAATCTGGCCAGAGGTCTCATACCACAAGACCTGGGAGTAAAACGTAAGGGGCGTCGTCGCAACCGGGCGGCGCCCCGTTAAGAAAGGACAGAGGTGCTCAAGAAGACAATCAAGTACACGAATTACGAAGGTGAGGAAGTAGAGGAGGATTTCTACTTCAACCTCACGCAGGCGGAGTTGGTCGAGCTACAGATGAGTGTCGACGGTGGGCTTGAGGAAGCGCTCAAGCGAATCATCGCGGATGAGGATGGCGCCGGAGTGATCCGCGAGTTCAAGCGGATCCTACGCAAGGCATACGGTAAGAAGTCTCCTGACGGAAAACGGTTTATCAAGGACGAAGCTGAGTTTGCGCTATTCGAGGCGTCCGAGCCATATTCTGTCTTCTTCATGGAACTGGTTACCGATGCGGATGCCGCTGCCAAGTTCATTCAGGCGATCGTTCCGAAGGGTCTGGTCAATGAGAATCAGACTCAACTGACTGAGACGCTGGCGGCGGAACGCGAGAAGTTTCCAGTTCCACCAGAGATTGCTTCAACGCCTACTCCTAGAGCTCTGACGACAGAAGAAGTCCGCGAGATGGATGCGGATGAACTGCGGTCAGGGCTCGCAACCGGACGTTATACGCTAGCACAGGTATAAAATCCTAGGGTAGGGTCTCAGACCTGGGCACGTCTTGAAACTGCCCATTAAATTCGCAGAATTTACATGTCGTATAATGAGACCTAAACCCAAACTTAAGGAGTTAAGTTATTATGACCAAGACCCAAATCGCCAAGAAGGCCGCCCACATGATTGTGGCGCTCAATGTCGCATCGGTGGTTGAGACCCAGGTTGACGAACACACAGACCTCGACGGAGACAGCATTGCTGTCCAAGTCGGAGCCTTCGTGGTCGGCAATCTCGTCGCCAACCAGACCGATCGCGTCACTGACGCTGCTGTTGATGCAGTGGTGACCGTCTACATGCGTTACCGTCATGGCAAGAACGATGACACCGCAGTTGAGGAGACAGACCTCACCCCCAGCGAAAGCTGAGTAAGACCCAGACCACTCACGTGGTTTGGGTTTTTTCTTTTTGTCTAGGATAAGGAAAACTATGGACGAATATCCGCCTAACAGCGACGCTAGTAAGAAGCCGCCCGAAGACGAAAAGAAAGTCGAGCGGGTCACATCATCGGAGCCTATTCGTAGGAGGAAATCTCTTGGAAAACAATTCAAAGCCACATTCTTCGGCGGAGATGCAAAGTCTGCATTTAGGTATGTTGTGTTTGACGTTCTTATTCCTGCGGCTAAGGACGCGATCGCGGACGCGGGGGCCCAAGGCATTGAACGTCTCGTATTTGGTGATACCCGACGTCGTCGAGGTGCGGCTCCACCATCAGGCCCCTCGGGATATGTAAGCTACAACCGCTACGCAATGGGTGGTCAACAGGCCGAGCCGCCGCGCTCGATGAGCAGACGAGCTCGAGCCAGTCATAATTTCGATGAGATTGTCTTGACCTCGCGGCCGGAGGCCGAAGAGGTGCTCGACCGCATGTACGACATCATCAGCCGCTACGAGGCCGTCACAGTAGCCGACCTCTATGGGCTGACTGGAATTCAGGAAACCCACACAGATTACAAGTGGGGTTGGTCAAATCTACATGGCTCCGGCGTAGCCCGGGTCCGCAATGGATATCTACTGGATCTGCCCGATCCTGAGCCTATGACTAATTAGGAGAAACTATGAGCGATGATATCAATCGCAAAAGGGCATTTGTATCAGATTTGTATAACAGCTCAGTTTGGCGAAACAGAGTAAATAAAATGTCTGATGCGCAGATCATCGCTATATATCTCGAGAAACAGGCTAAGGATACAACCCCGAAGCCTAAGAAAGAAGGTGAAGATGAAATCCCTTTCTGAGGCAATTTCATTGAAGTTTGGCCAGACCCGCTTGGCCACGCTGGAAAACTCTCCCAAAATCTTGTTCGGCGTCGGGATCGTCAGCATGATTGGCTCGACCGTGGTCGCCAGTCGCGCGACGCTGAAGCTGCATGATGTGCTGGAAGTAACAGCTATTGACATCAAGGCAGCAAACGATGTGCGTGAGATGCACGAGGATCAGTATTCAGAACAGGACATGCAGAAGGACAAGATGATCATTTACACTCGCGCGGGTGTAAGGATTGCCCGGCTGTATGCGCCAGCCGTCGGGCTTGGCGTGATCGGTGTTGTGTCACTGACAAAGTCGCACAACATCTTGCAGGATCGTTATACCGGTTTGGCTGCTGCTTACGCCGCCTTGGATAAGGGTTTCCGTGAGTATCGCCAGCGTGTGATCGACAAGTACGGCGTGGCAGAGGACGAGCAGTTCCGTTACGACACAGAGTATCTGGTCGAGGGAGATGGTAAGGGTAAGAAGAAGCAGCAGGTCAGGGTTGGCCCCGGTGCCAGTTCCGTCTATGCACGTTTCTTCGATCCGCTGTCGTCGCGCTGGAGTCCTGAGCCTGAGTACAATGTCGTATTCCTGAACTGTCAGCAGAATTACTGGAATGACGTACTCAATTCGCGTGGTCACGTTTTCCTGAACGAAGTCTACGACAATCTGGGTATCCCGCGTAGTCAGGCTGGACAGGTTGTTGGCTGGTTGCGTGGTAACGGAGACAACTATATCGACTTTGGGATCTGGCACGACGATGCTAGGGACAAGGTTCGTGATTTCGTAAATGGTCGAGAGGGTGCAATCCTGCTTGACTTCAATGTCGATGGACCTATATTCAACAAGATCGAAGATCAAGGAGAACCATTGTCATGGCAGCTGGAGAGGTAGTGGCTGAAGCGGCAGAGGCCGTCGCGGAAGAGGCGCTCGAGGTTGCTGAGACTGCCAGAGGGTTTACGAGCCGTGAGCTGAGTTGGCTTGCGGTCGGTAGCTTCTGGGGTACCGCCTGTGGTTGTGTAGCTGGATATTTCTGGGCCAAGCGACGTCTGGAAACCAAGTATCAGACGCTGGCCGATGAGGAGATCAATGCTGAACGTGATCGACTCAATTTCAGATATTACGAGCGAGTCAAGGCCGAACTTGGCCGGATTGAACGAGGCGAAGCCACGAAGAAACCCCTTGATGAAGTAGTAAAGGAGTTGGGATATCGTGAAGATGGGAAGCCTGTTGCATACGACCAGGTCAAGCAGGAGCCGACCATGGCAGAAGAGCCGCCGCAAGCGGAAGTCAAGTCTATTTTCGAGACTCCGCAACCGGCTCCAGAAGAAGTCGAGCCGGACTGGGATTATGCGGCGGAAGTAAGACAGCGTCGCAGTGACGTTCCGTTCATCATCCATCGTGATGAGTGGAACAACGAGGAAGCGGGGTATGATCAGACCAGTCTGACATATTTCGAAGAGGATGACACACTAGCCGATCAACAGGACAAGGTGATTGATGATCCGGACAAGGTGATTGGTCTTGGAAACATGCTCAAGTGGGGGCATGGTTCCGGAGATCCCAACGTGCTTTACATTCGCAACGATGAACTGACGCTGGATATGGAAGTGACCCGCAGCATGGGCTCATATGCATCAGAGGTTCATGGGATCCAAGAAGACGAGCTCCAGCACTCGAATCATCGCATCAGGCCTCGTACAAGGTTTGACGATGATGAAAGGACTTGAGCAGGTATACTTCACTTGGCTCTGTGACAGAATAGACATTGAGTTTGGGCAAGCGACCAGTAGGACCTACAACGATCTTTTTGGACAGCTTCATTCCAAGGAGTTCGTCTGGTCGATGATACCCAACGATGACAACCGGATTGCCGATGGCGTGGATCTTCGAAACACTTTCCTGAGTGAAAACGGTTTCGAGGATTCACAGCCATTATCGCTCAATGTCTTGCCGGTTTCAGTGCTGGAAGTGATCATCGCTTTATCTGATCATCTTTCCTTCATCACAGATGGATCAGCGCGAATGTGGGCTTGGCAACTGATCGAGAATCTAAAGCTGGACAAGATGTGCGATCCGGTCAAGCCCAGGTTACAGCAGTATATAGATGATGCTCTGGAGTCTCTTATTTGGAGAACCTATCAGCGCGATGGCCGCGGTGGTTTCTTTCCACTGATCCATCCGAACGGAAACCAGCTCAAGGTAGAGATCTGGTATCAGATGCACCAGTACCTTGCGGAAAACCAACACGATACATAGAAAGGAGGATAGTGGACTTCTATCAGATCGGAATCAAAGAGACAAAGAATGGAATCGAGCTGTTTCCCGATTTCACTATAGGCCGTTCGAAAGATCTGATGGTCCAAGGTCGGACTTTCTATGCAATCTGGGATGAGCAAGAGGGGTTATGGAGCCGAGATGAGTATGATGTACAGCGTCTCGTCGATCAGGATCTCGAGTTGGAGGCAGCCAAGCTGAGCAGCAGGACCGGTATCGACTATACGATCAAGCACATGCGATCGTTTGGGAGCCGGTCCTGGGGCCAGTTCAGGAAGTTTCTTGCGCATATCTCAGACAACAGCCATCCACTCGATGGCAAACTGATCTTTGCAGACACGGAGGTAAAGAAGACAGACTACGCCACCAAGCGTCTGCCTTATTCCTTAGCTGAGGGTGACACGTCAGCCTGGGATGAGTTGGTGGGAACGCTATATTCAGTACAGGAGCGGCAGAAGATTGAATGGGCTATTGGCTCCATCGTGGCAGGAGATTCTAAGAAGATTCAGAAATTCATCGTTCTGTATGGAAGTCATGGTACTGGAAAAAGTACTGTCCTCAACATCATTCAGAAACTGTTCGAAGGCTACACTACTTCTTTCGATGGTAAAGCTCTGGGTAGCAGTAACTCTGCTTTTGCTACAGAGGTCTTTAAGAATAACCCTCTGGTTGCTATCCAACATGATGGAGACCTATCAAAGATTGACGACAACACGCGGCTGAACTCGATCATCTCGCATGAGCAGATGACGATGAACGAGAAGTACAAGCCCAGCTATACGGCTAGGGCTGAAGCTTTCCTGTTTGTCGGCTCGAACCAGCCAGTCAAGATCACCGATGCCAAATCGGGAATCATTCGGCGCCTGATTGATGTACATCCAACTGGCGTACGGATTCCGGAACGGCATTATAATACGCTCTTGTCTCAGATCGACTTCGAGCTGGGCGCAATTGCTTACAAGTGCCTGCAGGTCTATCTGAATCTGGGCAAGCAGTATTACAACGGTTACCGCCCACTCGAGATGATGCTGCAGACAGACGTCTTCTTCAATTTCGTGGAGGCATATTTCGACGAATTCAAAGCCAAGAACGCAATCACGCTGAAGCAGGCCTACGCACTATACAAGGAGTACTGCGCAGACAGTGGAATCGAACGACCGTTACCGCAATACAAGATGCGCGAGGAGCTTAGAAACTACTTTCTCGAATTTAAGGACCGCGGCGAAATTGACGGCGAGCCAGTTCGAAGCCTTTATCAGGGTTTCTCAGCGGATCGATTCAAGGAGCCGACCAAAGAGGAACATGTCTTCTCACTCGTCATGGATGAGAAACAGTCGTTGCTTGATACCGAACTCGCGGATCAGCCAGCGCAGTTGGCGACAGATGAAGGCACGCCGTCACAACGCTGGTCGTCCGTAAAGACCCGCCTATTAGACATTGACACGCGTCGCCTCCACTTCGTAAAAGTCCCGCAAAATCAGATAATTATCGATTTCGACCTAAAGGATCAGAATGGACATAAGGCGATTGAGCGTAATCTTGAAGCTGCAAGCAAGTGGCCGCCTACCTACGCTGAGCTCAGCCGCTCAGGAAAAGGAGTCCACCTGCACTATATCTACAGCGGAGACAGCAGCCAGCTGCTCAAAGACTACAGCGAAGGAATCGAAGTCAAGGTCTACACTGGTCAATCCGCTCTGAGGCGTAAGCTGTCACGCTGCAACGCGGTGCCAATAGCTACGATCAGCTCAGGGCTGCCGATCAAGAAGAAGGAAAAGGTGCTCAAGGAAAAAACTATCAAAAGCGAACAAGGTCTACGCGATCTGATCGAGCGCAATCTACGTAAAGAGATCCACCCGGGCACCAAGCCATCGGTTGATTTCATCAAGAAGGTACTCGACGACGCGAAGGAATCTGGGATGGCGTATGATGTGACGGATCTGCGACCTAGGATCATCGCGTTTGCCAACAACAGCAGCAACCAGGCTGAGATAGCGCTGCGGGTCGTGCAGACGATGAAGTTCTCGTCAGAAGATGAGATCGATGGCGAAGAAGTAACGGCCCTTGATGAAAGGCTAGTTTTCTTCGACGTCGAGGTCTACCCGAATCTGTTTGTGATCTGCTGGAAGTATCAGGGCGATAGCCTTGTGACGAAAATGGTGAATCCGAAGGCGTCAGAGGTTGAGGCGTTGTTTAAACTGAAGCTGGTCGGATTCTATAACCGGCGCTTTGACAACCATATTTTGTATGCTGCCTCGATGGGTTACTCGAATGAACGCTTGTTTAAACTATCGCAGAAGCTGGTCGTGGATGGGAATCGAAATGCGCCGTTTGCGGCGGCTTATTCCTTGTCTTACGCAGATGTCTGGGATTTTTCTAATGGCGAAGGCCGGAAGTCCTTGAAGAAGCATGAAATTGCCCTGGGCATACATCACATGGAACTGGATTTGCCGTGGGACGAGCCGGTAGGCGAGCATGATGTGGCAAGGGTGCTCGAGTATTGCGCTAATGACGTGATCGCAACTGAAGCTGTGTTCGAGGATCGGGTTGCAGATTTTACTGCGCGACAGATCCTTGCCGAACTGAGTGGCCTGACCGTCAACGACACAACTCAGCGTCACACAGCGAAGATCATATTTGGAGATGACAAAAACCCCGCGGCGAGTTTTGTCTATACTGATTTGTCGAAGGAATTCGAGGGTTACACATTCGAGTCGGGTAAGTCACATTATCGGGGGGAAGAACCGGGGGAAGGGGGGTACGTATATGCTGAACCTGGCATTTATAGCGATGTGGCTCTCCTGGACATCGCTTCGATGCATCCGGCGACGATTGAGCACCTCAACGTCTTCGGTAAGTACACAGACAAGTTCGCCGAGCTCAGAAAAGCCCGCATGGCAATCAAACGGCGGGACTTCGTCGCAGCACGCCAGATGTTCGATGGAAAACTGGAGCCGTATCTGAAGAACGAGGATAAGGCTGACGAGCTGGCCTATGCGCTCAAGATCGTGATCAACATCGTCTACGGTCTGACCTCAGCCAAGTTCGACAACCCGTTCAGGGATATTCGCAACAAGGACAACATCGTCGCCAAGCGTGGTGCTCTCTTCATGATAGATTTGAAGCACGCGATTTGGAACTTGGGCTATCAAGTAGCTCACATCAAGACCGACTCAGTCAAGATCCCGAACGCCGATCCTGTGGTGATTGATCACGTCAAGACTCACGGGATGATGATGGGCTATGACTTCGAGCACGAAACTACGTACGATAAATTTTGTCTGGTCAACGATGCGGTCTATATTGCGCGTAAAGGTAAGGAATGGCTGGCGGTAGGTGCACAGTTCCAGCATCCCTATGTATTCAAGATGCTGTTCTCCGGGGAAAAGCTGGAATTCTCGGATTACTGTGAAGCTCGTAGTGTCCAAAAAGGAGCAATGTATTTAGGAGAAGCCGATGAAGCTGATGATTTGGATTATCATAGTATGCGCCACGTTGGCAGGACTGGGCTTTTTGTACCTGTGGTGGTGGCTGGAAAAAAGCTTTATCGAGTCAACGAAGACAAGTACTACGCCGTAAGCGGAACGAAAGGCTATCTTTGGATGGAGGCAGAGATAGCTGCAGAGCAGAAAGATCTGCAGATTGACATGTCATATTTCGAGAAGTTGAAGGATGACGCTATCAAAGCTATCGAACAATTCGGGCCATTCGAGGAGTTCGTAAACTAGAAAGGTGAACAATGTCTCGTCATTTTGCTCCCAGGAAAAATGGTACATGGGTGTTTGGTTGGGATCAAATGCTCCAATCGTTCTTTTTACATTTCCACGATAAGAACGTGTCGGAAGATGACAACCCCGTAATTTGGTTGGGTGCCGACCCGAAAACCTCGATGTATGAGGTTGAACAGTTGGTTCAAACCGCCGGAAAACACGGATTGATTATTGACCACATAATGCAAGATGTTCTTTATACGGACAAAGATGAGGGAAGGTAAATGCCCGAAACTCGTTATTACACAGTCACTCAGGAAAGAGAAGTTAAGGTATCCGCAAACAGCCCAGGTGATGCCATTCGTGTTGCCGAACTTGCTTTCAAAGGAGAGATGAGCAAGAGCTCAGACGTCGTTGGTAATGTACAGTCTCCTGTTCGGGATCGTGAAATTTCTGCAAGAGAGGACTTTTAATGCCAGAAGATAATACTGTCCTGATGGAAGGTGTCACTATTGTATTCCGGAACTTCGCGGGAAAAGAGGGACAGTACAACCGAGAGGGTGATCGTAACTTTGCTGTACTACTGGATGATCAAATTGCAAATGCTATGGCGGAGGATGGCTGGAACGTCAAGTGGCTCAAACCGCGCGAAGACGCCGATGAGGGCGAGACGGAGCAGGCATATCTTCAGGTATCAGTCAGCTGGAAGGGACGACCGCCGACGGTAGTGCTGGTTACCTCGCGGGGACGCACAAATCTCGGCGAAGCTGAGGTCGAGATGCTGGACTGGGCCGATATCCTCAACGTCGACATGATCATCCGGCCTTATCACTGGGAAGTCAGCGGTAAGACCGGCGTCAAGGCCTACCTGAAGTCGATCTACGTGACGATCGAAGAGGATCATCTGCAGAAGAAATATGCAGAGATGGACAAGCAGTGATTATCGGTATAGCTATTGGTGTAGTATTCATGGCTCTCCTGATTCTGGCTTATGCGGTCGGGTATGGAATGGCCTCGCAGAAATTCAATCCACAAGACGACGAACAGGAGTAGATTTTAATGACCGTCTCCACGGCCAAGTACGTTCGTAAGCCTCTCTACGTTGAGGCTGTCCAGGTCACAGCTGAGAATTTCCAGGAAGTTATTAGTTGGTGCCAGGGAGATGTCGGTTTCCAGGATGGTTCAGACACCAAGTCGCTGAGCGCAGCGCTTGAGGATGGTCCGGTTGACCCCAGCAAGCACTTCATCCGTATCCGTGTTCATAACCCACAAAGTCAACGCCAGACTAAGGCGTTTGTGGGGGACTGGATTCTATACACGGAACGGGGATACAAGATTTACACAGAGAAGGCGTTCAAGGAGAACTTTGATCCTGTAGAGGGCGAGACGAAAGACTCGATGGATCAGGCGTCCAAGCCTGTCGCCGTCGATTGAAGAGCTCCGTTGGACATGTAGTTTTGTAAACCCCGTCCAAACTAAGAAAGGAACAAGATGAAGGACGAGGCACGACCGATCGCAGTCGCAGGACAGCAGAACACGATCTCGGAGATCAAGAAGTACTTCGAGAAGGACGCGGAGCCGATCAGCACGGCCGAGTTCAACGAGTTCTGGAAGTCCCTCTCCGAGCAGGAGAAGGAGGAGTTCCGAACCTCGGACCTCTCGAAGTAGTATAAATGCTCATCAGAGCCCCGAAACATGGCGACGGCCGAGGGGTGGGACTGATGAGAGCTAGCGGCATAAGGAAATAAAACCCTCCCTGAGCGCGGCTAGCATATTTCCAACCAGAAAGGACAAGAACAATTCTGAAAGCAATAACAGTCTCCGCAGTATTATGGTTTGTCATCATGATGGCTGCGCCGCCTGCTCATGCTAATTGTGAAACTCATAAGTGTTGGAGTCGTGTACATGTTAACCGTGTCGAGAATTTTATCCAGCGACGGATCGACGCTATTACTCCCTATCGTTGTGGCCCAGTGCAGTCCGTCAAACCTTGCTGGGTCATTCGGCAAGAGTCTGCTACATCCGGATACTGGAAGGCCCTAAATCGAGGATCATCGGGTACACCATGCTTGCGCAGAGCATGCGGTCTGTACCAATTCTTGGGCTGGAACGTTCCATGGCCGGTGATCATCCCGGGCAATCGCCTGGAGACCTTACGTAGAAAGCTTAAACACCACCGCCAGGCCCAGAAGCTAGGCTTATCGCACTGGGGTGGTTGAGAAATTCTGAGTGGGACCATCATTCACTCTCTGCGAGAGTTGGTCTGCGACCCCTTCCTGTACCGGTCGGGGGAAGTGCCGGTGTCATCGCTGTGTCTGGGAGGATGACATGACAAGGCAGCTCAGAACGATTTCAAAGATGCCCCGAGTAGCGCTGGTCGTTTATACTGTGGACGATACAAACCATAGGGCGACCTTATGCACGATCGGCTCGGGGACAGGACGGGCACTTCATCGCGTTAAATCCCAGTAAAAGGTCTGGGCCGGTGGGGTGTCCGTCCGCCGGTTTCATTCGCATGAAAAACATGCACTATAATGAGACCCACTAAAGGAGAAATTATTATGACCTGGACCGAGCTTTGCGAAGCAAACGTAGACCACTTCAACGACAATCCCGTTGCGCACACCGTTCTCACGGTAGCGTACGGTGTAGTTGCTGTTGTGGCTTACCGAAAGCTAATCAAGTGCCTGACCAAGGACGAACAAAATCGCTAACAGCAGTTTCAAAGAGAGGATCCCTAACACGGATTCTCTTTTTTATTTCGAAAGGATAATAAGTGTTTCTAATCTTCACACAAATTCCACCCAGACGAACATTACTGGGTGTGACTGAGGAAAAGATCACCCTGCATGAAGCTGAGGGTAATGATCTGACCGAGCTGCGAGAGCGTTTACATGTGCCCTTGGGTGGCGCGGTCTACATCGTACCGAAGGAGCAGGTCACAAAGCTTAATTCACGCATCATTAATGAAGTGGTTGATGACTGATGTTCGCAATATTGGGTTATTTAACAGTGTCCGGGGCTTGGGCTCTGATCAATCCCTGGTACATGCTGATCTGGGGGGTGCTCGGTTTTATCCTGGCTGCTGTTGCTGAATCAGAATAGGGAGTGGAATGAGTAAACTTGGTGATACGATTGTTATCCACTGTAAGAATTGTGGCAAACGGCACGAATTCGTTGTCACGGCGCAAGGTACTGCCGGTACTAAATATTGCTCGGAAAATTGCCGAAAAAGATACTATGACAAAAGTAATGAATGGAAGAGAAAGGATAACTGTCCTAGTTGTGGGGGTATAAAGTATAAACGATCCAAGACATGTTGGGATTGTAGAAGAACTAACATATACTAGGAGGTGAAATGACTGAGCTGTTGCAACCACATCAAGTAGCTGCATTAAGGCAGCTCTCAAACGGTAAGATCCTCTGGGGTGGCGTCGGAACCGGTAAGTCTCGAGTGGCGATGGCCTACTACGAGAAACAAGCGTTACAGGACGAGGATGGTGGGTTGGGTAATGGCCCGAAGGATATCTATGTCATCACAACAGCCAAGAAAAGAGACTCAAAGGATTGGGAGGGAGAAGCTGCAAGGTTTGTTGTCGGCAAGAAGCGAGACGCTACGCTACATGGCGTACTCACGGTCGACAGCTGGAACAACATCGAAAAGTACAAGGAGGTGAAAGATGCCTTCTTCGTCTTCGACGAGCAAAGGCTCATTGGATCCGGCAAGTGGGTTAGAAATTTCCTTAAGATTGCTAAAAATAACACATGGATACTCCTCAGCGCAACTCCGGGAGATACTTGGCTGGATTACATTCCCGTCTTCGTCGCAAATGGATTCTATAAAAACCGTACTGAGTTCATCCGAGAGCACGTTGTCTACACACCGTATACCAGATTCCCGAAAGTAGAGCGGTATACGGGAGTCAATAAGCTAGTTAGGCTGCGCAACTCAATCCTGGTGCATATGCCGTATGCTAAGGAAACTGTACGGCACGCTAAGACGGTTTCGGTCGAGTACGACAAGGAATTGTACGACGATGTCGTCAAGCGACGCTGGCATCCGTACGAAGAGCGGCCAATTCGAGACATCGCTGAGCTGTTCATGGTGATGCGGCGGGTGTGTAACAGCGATGCGTCGCGTTTGAGGGCTGTCAGAGGGCTTCTAAAGGCACACCCCCGGCTAATCGTGTTCTACAACTTCAATTACGAATTAGAAGCTCTAAGAGGCTTAGAATCGCTCACAACTGTGGCAGAATGGAACGGTCACAAGCACGAGGAGCTGCCTGATACCGATAGTTGGGTGTATCTTGTGCAATATGCCGCTGGCTCAGAGGGCTGGAATTGTACTGAAACGGACGCAATTTGCTTCTATTCGTTCACATATTCGTACAAATTGTGGGAGCAGGCGCACGGCAGAATTGACAGAATGAACACTCCATACGTCGATTTATACTACTATACGCTCAAATCTAAGAGTTCAATAGATAAAATGATTTTAGCTACTGTGAAGGCCAAAAAAAACTTCAACGTGAAGGCCGCGGAGAAGGATTTGGCTCTAGAAAGCTAAATCTTTTTTCATTTGCCAAGGATTTAGGGCAAAAAACTATTTATACGCGCGAGATCAATAAGTAATAAGTACATATAGTAGTTATTGACTACAAGAATATAAAAACTTTTTTCGTCGAAAATCTTGGCAAAGGAGAGGTATGAAAATTATAGCTTGGATGGGCTTGATTGGGTCATTTTCAATTTTGTGCTATGAAATGGTTCAAATACTTCCAGTTTTCTGGGTTATCTTTGTTTCGGTGGTGATTTTGGTGGGTTGCGCAATGTATATCTGGGATGGTGATAATGATGCCACAGAGTGATATTGATTTTAAAAAGGGTAAGCGATACGTGGTTGTCATAGGTAATCGTATCGAAGGAAAGTTTATTGATTATGATCTAAACGAGGATACTGGCGATCAACTCGCCGTTTTTGAATTAGATACTTATGTTCAAGAGCGTGAAACTGGTGTAATGCGCAAGGTTACAAGAAAAGTTAGTGTTGATAGGATAGTTATGGTGTCCAAGGAATTTTGATGAAGGAACACTGGAAGCATATCAAAGGATTCCCAGGATACTTGGTCAGTGACCACGGTCGTATCCAGGCTGAGAAATCTGGGCGACTCTTGGCCCTCTCCGACAATCAATACGGAGTACAGTGTGTCGGCATGATGCTGGAGGGCGAACAACGACATCGATCTGTTCCGCGTTTGGTGGCACACGCGTTTCTCCCTAATGAGACTGATGTGTTTGATACTCCTATCAACTTGGATGGCGATAGGCACAACAATCATGTTAGCAATCTTGCTTGGCGTCCTCGCTGGTTTGCGGTAAAGTACAATCGACAGTTTCGTGAACCGTATCCGTATCCGATCACTCATCCGATCATGGACATGGAGACTCGAGAGATTAGTGAGAATTCGTACGAGACGGCAAAGCGTTATGGATTGTTGGAGGGTGATGTTGTGCTCTCGATTCTGGAACGTACGTTGGTGTGGCCGACGTATCAGAAGTTTCGAGTGGTCGAAGATTAGACATTGGGTAGCGCAAAAATCGCACTATATAATAGAAGGGAATAGGATATGCCAAACATCCTATTCTCTTTTTCATCTATTGTTTCGCGGAGGAGGTGAGATGACAGAAACCCAATACCAAACATATCTGATAAAAAAGATTGAAGATCTCTTTCCTGGGTGCGTAGTTTTTAAAAACGATCCATCCTACAAACAGGGAATTCTTGATCTCACTATTCTCTTTGAGGATAGATGGGCCTTGCTTGAAGTAAAAGCATCAGCCAAAGCTGCTAGGCAACCAAATCAGGAATACTACGTTCGTCAATTACATGATATGTCTTTTGCTTCTTTTATCTATCCAGAGAATGAAACGGAGGTTTTACATGCGCTTCAACAGGCATTTGAATCTCCGAGGCGAGCACGCGTTTCTTAGTCCTAGTTCTTATCATTGGATAAATTACACACCTAATCGTCTTGCTGAACGCTGGACCACAGCACAGGCTTCTGCTTACGGCGTCTTTCAACACGAGTATGCCCAGCACGAGATAGAAGCTGGACGACTTTCAGATCATGTTGGAACCCTAGGTATGTACATCAACGATTGTATCGGTTTTAGAATGGTAACTGAGCAAGTACTGTTCTATTCTGAAAATTGTTTCGGTACGGCTGATGCTATATCATTTAGATATCGAACACTTCGAATTTCAGATTTGAAGACCGGTATCGTGAAGGGTTCGGTTCACCAGCTTGAGGTGTATGCCGCTTTGTTTTGTCTGGAGTATGATCAAGATCCGTTTGATATCAATATTGAACTTCGTATTTATCAAGATGCCGAAGTTCTCGTTTATGATGCTGATCCAGAGGACATCATGTTTATTATGGAGAAGATTCAGGACTTTGACAAGCAGATCAACCAGTTGCGACGAGAGGAGGAATCGTAATGCCTATTGTTGACTCAGAGGAGTATTTTCTCGCTCATTACGGAACTCCTCGACGTTCGGGTCGCTATCCTTGGGGTTCGGGTGGAAGGGAAGGCGCAGAGAATCGGCGCAATCGTAGCTTCCTGGATATGGTTGAAACGATGAAGAAGGACGGACTTACTGAACCTCAAATCGCAAAGGGAATGGGCATCACAGTCCAGGAACTTAGAGATGGTAAGTCCATTGCGCTCAATCAGCAAAAGCAGGAAAGGATTTTAGAAGCACAGCGCCTAGGTGACAAGGGACTTTCCAATGTTGCCATTGGCGCAAAGATGGGTCTTAATGAATCTTCTGTCCGAGCCTTACGTGCTCCGGGAGAATTGGATAAGACAAAAGTTCTGGATTCAACCGTTGACATGCTTAAGCGGCAGGTCGACAGTAAAGAGTTTGTTGATGTAGGCTCTAATGTGTATCGTAATATCTCGTTGTCTGATAATCCCTCGGCTGCTATTGGAATTAGTCAGACTAAGTTCAATGCTGCCTTGACCAAGCTTAAGAGTGATGGGTATAATGTTCACACTTTAAAGCTTCCTCAGGCTGGTACGGGTGAAATGACTACCTATAAGGTTTTGGTAAAGCCCGGTGTTACGCAGAAAGACGCTTGGACGAATCGTCATAATATTCGTCAGATTCAGGAATCAACAAAGGATAATGGTAGGACATTTCTTGGAATTCATCCCCCCCTCTCAATTAAAGCGAATCGTGTTGCGATCCGTTATGCAGAGGATGGCGGAGCTCATGCTGATGGTATGTTGTTTGTTCGACCTGGTGTAAAGGATGTTTCAATCGGAAACTCCCACTATGCTCAGGTCAGAGTTGCGGTTAATGGTACTCATTTTCTAAAGGGTATGGCCGTTTATAAAGATGATCTTCCTGCTGGTGTGGATATTGTATTCAATACCAACAAGAGCAACACCGGTAATAAGTTCGATGCCATGAAGAAGCTTAAGGACGATCCGGATAATCCATTTGGAGCCGTTCTTAAAATGGGTGGACAGATTGTAAATTCGAAGGGTAAAGTTACTTCTTCGATGAACATTCTTAACGAAGAGGGAGATTGGGAAGGCTGGTCAAGAAAACTATCTTCTCAGATTCTTTCTAAGCAAAGTCCTTCTTTGGCAAAACAGCAGTTGAAGATGACGTTTGAGAAGAAGGCACATGAGCTCGAAGAAATCATGGCTCTTACGAATCCTACAGTTCGTAGAGATTTGTTAATGAAGTTTGCAGATTCTGCAGATTCTTCGGCTGTACATCTTAAGGCTGCTACACTACCCAATTCTGCGCACCATGTGATTCTTCCTGTTTCTTCCATGAAGTCGGGTGAAATCTATGCGCCCAATTTTCGTGATGGAGAACGGGTAGCATTGATTAGATCTCCACACGGCGGAACGTTTGAAATTCCAGAACTAACTGTAAACAATAAGAATCGTGAAGCTCGGAAACTTTTAGGATCCAGTACTAGGGATGCGGTTGGTATTCATCATTCGGTTGCTCAGCGTTTGTCTGGTGCTGATTTCGATGGTGATACTGTCATTGTTATTCCTAATAATAAGGGGCAGATAAAACATACCCCAGCGCTGGAAGGGTTGAAGAACTTCGATCCTCAGCATTCTTTTCCTCCACATCATGGTATGCGTACTATAGATGGTGGTATTTATAATGCACATACCAGAGAAGTTGATTATGGTAAGGATGCACAAGGTAATCCACATAAACCAAAGGCTACAAATAAACACCATGAGATGGGTAAGATTACTAATCTCATTGCGGATATGTCTATCAAGGGCGCGAGTAATGAGGAGAAGGCTCGGGCAATCCGGCATTCAATGGTTGTCATTGATGCCGAGAAGCACAATCTAAATTACAAGGAATCTTTCCGGGCCAATAACATTGGTGGATTAAAAGAGAAGTATCAGGGTAGTCCGCAAGGTGGAGCAAAGACCCTTATCTCTAGGGCGAAATCAAAAACCTTTATTGATGCACGTAAAGGTAGGCCAGCTGCAGAAGGTGGCCCTATTGATAAAGCTACTGGTGAGCGGGTCTATGTACCTAGTGGTGCTACCAAGAGAGATCGGCATGGTAATCTAATACCCAAGCAGACCGAGCATAAGTTACTTTCTATAACTAAGGATGCCCATAGTCTTTCTTCGGGTACGCAGATAGAGGGAATCTATGCCGATCATTCTAATAGATTAAAGGCTATGGCTAATGCGGCTCGGAAAGAAGCGGTTAATACTAAGTCTATTCCGTATTCATCTTCTGCTAAGACCGTGTACCACAAAGAGGTATCTTCTCTTGAATCTAAGTTGAACATAGCTCTTAAAAACGCCCCCCTTGAAAGACAGGCCCAGGTTATAGCGGGCCGTACCATTGCCCAGAAGAGGCAAGCCAATCCAGGTATGGATAAGGCTGACGTCAAGAAGATTAAGAATCAAGCATTGGCTGAGGCTAGATCCAGGACTGGTGCAGGTAAGGATAGAATTAAACCTACCCAACTTGAGTGGGATGCTATTCAAGCAGGTGCTATTAGTAACCATAAACTAGAACAGATCCTCGCACATGCTGATGCTGAAACTATTAAAACCCTAGCCATGCCTAAGGTTAAGATTAAGATGACACCAACCAAGCAGGCTAGAGCTCAGACTATGTTGGCTGCTGGATTCACACAGGCTGAGGTAGCACAGGCTCTTGGTGTATCACTGTCAACACTCAAGGTAAGTATCAGTGAGTGAGGTGAACAATGACTGATACTATTGAAGAACCAACACAGTACATGTTAACAACAGTGGACAATCCATTTGATCCATTCATACAGTTTGATGAGTGGTATCAATGGGATGTTAGTGCTGGTTACAACACGGCTGCCCTCCTGGCACGGATTACCAAGAGTTCAAGTGAATTGTCTGAACCAGATCAGGCTCTAGCAATTCAACAAGCTATAGATGAAATTGTAGAAGAGAATGTTACTGGTATGTTTCGTAAGGTTTCACAAAGTTCTGGGTAGTTTAATTAATTTCTAATTACTAATCATACATATCATACGTTGAGTATCTTGTCAGTAGTTGTTGAATTAAAATAATTTAATAATTATTGACAAGATTAACTCAACACCACCACCCACCGTGGTGGGTAATATGGTTTAAAAATTTTGAGCCCCACCCTATCTCTCCAAAAAATAAAAGGTAGTAGGAGATAAAGTATAGGGGGGAGGGGGTCCCAATTTTCAACCCCCTCTTTGCATCGCCCGGCTTCC